GTTCGACGTGTCCGTCGACCTCGTCGACGTCACCACGCTCGGCTCGGCCGGGTTCAAGACGATGCTGCCCGGCCTGGTGTCGTCGAAGTTCGACATCACCGGCTTCGGGGACTTCAACCCGACCGGGTTCGCGACGAACCTCGCGGCGTTCCCGGTGACGCAGGCGCCGATCTCGTTCGCCCCGAACGGCGGCGGCGCCGTCGGGGACCTCGCCTACCTGTCGAGGATCAACACGGCGTCGATCACGCCGCTGTCCGGCAAGGTCGGTGACGCGGCCGGAATCCAGATCGGGATGGTCGGCGATCAGCGGGTCGTGCGCGGCCAGGTCGCGCATCCGCTCGCGGCACGCACCACCACCGGCAACGGTTCCGCGGTGACGCTCGCCGGGCCGTCCGCGACGCAGCGGCTGTGGGCGGCGTTGCACTGCACGACGTTCTCGGGGACGGCGACGCCGACGCTGACGGTGAAGGTGCAGTCAGCGACCGACAACGTGTTCACGACCCCGGTCGATCGGATCACGTTCACGACCGTGTCGAACTCGACGGGGTCGCAGTTCGCGTCCACCGCGGTCGGTGCGTACACGGCGTCGTATCACCGGGTGACGTGGACGATCACCGGTACCACGCCCAGTTTCTCGTTCTTCGCCGTGATCGGCGTCGCGTAACACAGGAGGACCGCCAGCATGGCAATCGTTTCGCTCACCGGCGCACAGGTGCAGCTCGCCGTCGCGTGGACCGGCACCGCGCCCGGCGGTTCGACCGTCCCGTCGGGGACGCTGTCGTCGCCGTCGGACATCTCGTCGTGGGTCACGAACGTCAGCGTCGACGACAGCCTCGACCTGCAAGACATCACGAACTTCGGGTCGGCCGGCTACAAGCAGCAGGCTTCCGCCCTGCGGCAGCTCAAGTTCACGTTCTCGGCGCTGAACGACTACGCGGCGTCGCAGCTCGATCAGATCATCTACACGACGATCGGCGGTCTCACTACGTTGGTGTACGTCGACGTGAAGCCGACGAGCTCGGCGCGTGGCACCGCGAACCCGTCGTGGGTGTTCGCGACCTACCTGTCGGACTGGCAGCCGCTGTCGGCGAAGGTCGGTGACGTGCCGCAGGTGTCGGTGACGTGGACGTCGACCGGCCGCTACGCACGCCTGACGGCCTGAGTGGTCAAGCCGGTGGCGGAGCTGCCGGCGATGCTGGCGAAGCTCCGCAACAACGCGCTGTCGCCTGCGGCGACGAACCGTGCCGTCGGGCGTGGGGTCGACGTCGCGAAGGCCGAGATCCTTGGGCAGTTGCGGTCCGATGTGCCGTCGATGCGGCTCCGCAACGTCGGCAAGAACGGCGCGAAGGTCGATGTGTTCGTCAAGCGTGTGAACGTCGGCGGGCAACGCGTCGCGCAATACATCGTCGGCGCGAAAGGCCCGTGGCAACTGTTCGAGCGCGGCACGAAGGCGCACTACATCGTGCCTCGAGGTGTCGGCGGATCGCGGGCGTCGCGTCTTGAGCGAGCGCAGGCAGCGCGCGGCGACGGGATGTTCTCGGGGTTGCGCGCAGGCCGAGGACCGAAGGCGTTGCATTTCGGCGGGCAGTTCCGTGCGTACACCTACGTCCGTGGTGTGCGTGCGAAACACACCTGGGCGCGGGGCGTCGAAGCGGCCCGGCCGAAGGTTCCGAAAGCGATCGCGCAAGGCGTGGTCGACGAGCTGGTGCGTGCGATCCGTTAGCGAGGTGAGTTCGTGGCGTCGTTGACGGAGCGGTTCCAGATCGTCATCGACGCCGTCGCTGACGGCGCGTTGAAGACGCTCGAAAAGGTCGGCATCACGAGCGAAGCCGCCGCCTCGGCTGCGGACAAGCTCAAAGCGTCGTTCATGGCCGGCATCGGCATCGGGGCCGGCACGAATGCGTTCGACGCGGCCGCGAACGCGGTGCAGCGCCTCGGCCAGTTCATGCTCGACGCGTCGAAAGCGGCCGGCGAGGACGCACGGCAGTCGGCGTCACTCGAGCTGATCATCGGCAACGTCACCGACGCGACCCGTGAACAGGCCCGCGCCGCGAGCGAAGCGCTCACGCAGATGGGGTTGCAGACGGGTGTCGCCGACGACCAGTTGCGGCCCGCGTACGCGACGCTGGTCCGTCAGACCGGCGAACTGACCGAGTCGCACAAGCTGCTCAAGCTCGCGCTCGACATATCCGCCGCAACGAACACCGATGTTGGTTCCGCCGCGGACGCGTTGGCGAAGGCGTACAACGGCAACACGAAGGCGCTGAAAGCACTGGCGCCTGAGGTCGCGGGCATGATCCGCGACGGCACGTCGCTCGACGGGATCTTCGCCCAGTTGCAGGACCGGTTCAGCGGCGCGTCCGCGACGATCGCGAACGCGGACCCCTGGCTGCGGCTCGACGCCACGATTCAGGAAACGAAGGAAACGATCGGGGCAGAGTTCTTGCCCGAGATCGAAGCCGCCGGCGAGGTGATGCGGAACGTCGTGTTCCCTGGCGTCCGGTCGCTCATCGACGGCCTGGGCGAGCTCGCGAACGCGGCGCAGAACGCGGGCCGGGCCGTGGAGCAGTACCTTGACCCGCTCGGGTTGGCCGACAAGATGGTCGGCAGCGTCGAGCAGGGGCACGCGCTCGCTGACGCGTTGACCCGTGCGGGGATCACCGCGCAGACCTCCGGCAACCGCATCCACGCGACCGGCCAGGCGGCCAGCGACGCGGCCGGCAGTTTCACGTCGCTGGCCGCGGCGATCGACACGTCGGACAAGGCGTTCCGGAACGTGTCGAGTTCGGTGTTCGGTGTAACGAACGCCGAGCAGTCGTTCTTCAAGGCGCTGCAGGACACCGATTCGGGGCAGCGGTCCGCGACGAGCTCGGCGGGTGACCTCGAGCGCGCGAACCGGCGGATCGAGGACGCGAACCGGTCGCTGGCGGATGCCGAAGCGAACCTCGCGGACGCGATCAAGCACCGCGACGACGTGGCCCGTGGCGCGTCGGCTGACGACGTGACCCGTGCGACGATCGCGTTGCAGCGTGCCCGCGACAACGAGGGCAAAGCGTCCATCGAGTATTTCAAAGCTCAGGAGAAGGTCAAGAAGATCCTGGGCGACTCGACGGCGTCGTCGAGCGATCTGCGCGAAGCCGAGATCGACCTGAACGAAGCGCAGCGGCGCACCGTCGAAGCGGCGTTGGCGTCGAAGGACGCGCAGACCCGGCTCAACGACATCAAGAACCAAGGCAAGCAAGGGTCGAAAGACCTCAGCGACGCCGAGAAACAGGTCGAGGACGCGCAGCGTCGCGTGCAGGACGCGGCCCGTGCGGTCGCTGACGCGCAAGAGCAGGCGACGCAGAAAACGACCGCCGCGGCCGGGTCGCACAAGACGCTCAAGGAACGTCTCGACGACAACGTGAAAGCGGCCGACGGGTGGATCGGGCAGCTCAAAGAAGCAAACGCGCCGTCGGAGGCGTTCGGGAAGGCGACCGACACGATCGCCGCGAACCTCTGCGAGATCGCGAAGGGCATGGGTCCTGAGGCGCAACAGCTCGTCGAGGACTACATCGGGAAGCTGCGGGAACTCGAGGCGAAGCAGCAGCTCGTGTCCAAGGGGCTGTTCGGGTTCAATCCGACCGTCCCAAACGACGTGGCCGGGGCACTCACGAACTACCTGAACAGCTTCAAGACCGGCCCGCAGACGACCGAGGTGCATGTCTACATCGACGGCAAAGAGGTCGCGGCCGCGTTGAGCGATAGCCGGAGGGCGCAGCAGTGAGCTGGACGATCGGCCGTGCCGGCACCGACATCACGCTGCCGGACCCGATGACGTGGTCGCGTGGCAACACGGTCCGCGTCACCGGCTACGCGCAGGCGTCGACGTACGCCGACGCGGTGACGCTCACCGAGCAACTCGTCGGGCTCGCCGGCAACCCCGACGAGCCGATCGTCCCTTGCACTTGGACGTTGAACGCGGAACTTGACGGCTACTACCGGGTTGCGAACATCGACATCGGCGGCGGCCCGGAAAGCGTGGTGACGTTCGGGTTCCCGTACGCGGTCGAGCTCGAACGCATCCGCGACGCGCACATGCCGGTCATCGAATCGCAGCTCGTCGGCGCGTTGATGTCGAACGGCCTCGGCGCCGCCTCGGGCGAAGCGATCTGGTGCTACCCCGAAGCGGCGGTCGACCACTACCTCGCCGCGTTCGGGACGAGCACCGCGACCCGTACGAGCGCCGACGGGGTCATCGACTTCGTGTATCAGTCGACGTACGCGACAGCGTTCAGCAGCTTCGGGCAGTTCACGGTCGCGCCGGCCAGCTACTACGTCGGCGCGGCGACGATCGAGGCCGGGTCGACGTTGCGGCGCGTCACCGGGCGGCGGTTGAAGAACCTCCCGATGAACTGGCGGCTGTCGAACGGCCTCGTGCGGGTCACGCCGGCGTCCGGCGGCAAGCTGGATGTGTCGCACTACGACGGGGCTGCGTGGGACACCGCCATCCGGTACCGGTTGCGTCTCGCTGCCGCCGACTGGGCGAACGGGTCGTTCACGCAGATCACGGTGCTCCGCAACTCGCCCGAGGAGTGTGTGATCCGGGTCGCGACCGCGCCGACGGGGGTCACGACGAACGCGATCCGTTCGATCGACCTGTCGCTCAAGCGCGGGTCGCGGTTCGTGCAGGTCATCATGTCGAACCCGACCGGCCGCGAACCGGGCTGGGGCATCAAGCGTGACGCGACGGAAGCCGCGACCGCGATCACGGGCGGCTTGCGCGCCACCGCGAACGACGCGTCCGGCAACCGCTACATCATCGCCTGCAACCAGAGCCCGACGACCGACCTCGTCAACGGCGGCGTCGATGCATCCTCGAGCCCGGTGTTCATGATCGGTTCCGAGGTCGGCGGGTCCGGCGCCGCGGCCCGTGACGCCGCCGCCGCGGTCGTCAACCAGTTCCTGTTCCAGATATCCGAACGGCAGACCGTGGTGGCGAAGTGACCGTCACCGAGGTGTTGATGAAGACCGGGTCGTGGTCGATCCGGTTGAAGGACTCCACTCCGAAAGCGGTCCGCGACAAGCTCGACTGGCAGAAGACCCCGAGCGCCGGTTTCGGGCACGTGTTCGTGTTCCCGACCCGTATCCGTGCCGACCTGCTCACCGCCGCCGACGCCCTGTCGGTCGCCCTGTTCACCGGGGTGTTGCGGGAGTGGTCCGACGAACGGACCATCGCCGGCCCGTCGCTCGCGTTCTGGCTCGGCGACGAGGACGACAAGGGCGACATCCTCGAGGCGGCCGTGTCGCAGACCTCCGCGAACCTGTCGACGTGGGTGACGGCGCTGCGGCCCGTGTCGCTGAACGCCGGCACGGTCGCGGCGACCGGTTCGCATACCGGGAAGTACCAGTGGATCTCGAGGCGCAAGGCGCTCGACGCGGTGTGCGCGGCGATCGGCGCCGAGTGGCGGATCACCCCGGACGCGAAGCTGCACGCGGACACCGCCGCGAACCTGTACGCGTCGACGCCGATCCCGATCGCGACGCGGCGCACCGCGTCGACCCGTGACGCGGGTTTGCGGTCGATCCCGGCGCGGCAGATGCGTGTCGGCCGCGACCTACGCGACTACGTCACGAAGGTGTGGGCGCTCGGCAAGACGTCGACGG